TATAGAATTGGACGATACCGTTGAGGACAGTTTCAACGCAACATCATTTACAGATAACGGAACTGGCGACATAACGCATACGCTGGCGAGTGCAATGTCAAACAAAAATCATAGCACAATTGGCTTTAATATAAGAAACAATACAGGTGGAACGGGTTGGTGTGGTGGATACGGCAATTCATCTGACACATCTTCAACAACAACAACAGCAAGAATATATCATTTAAACGCATCTAACGTAGCAGAGGATATGCGTAGAGCAATGATGGTAACTCACGGAGACCTCGCATAATGGCTGGTACAATCGCAGCGGATACACTGACCCACTCTACCGCAGGGTCTATTGCTACAAACTACGTTGTTGAGGGTAGTGCGAAGACTTGGGTTAACTTTAATGGCACTGGCACTATAGCAACAAGAACAAGTTTTAATGTTTCTTCTTTAACTGATAACGGCACTGGAGACTACACGGTAACTTTCAGCAATGCGTTTTCTGATGAATCTTCTGCAAACATGACAGGTGGAAGAAGTATGTTTCATTATAGTTCAACAGGAAATACATCTAACATAAGATTTCGGTCAAAAACTTTAGCTGATGCATTATCAGACACGACTATACTTACACTGTCAGCGCATGGAGACTTGTGATAATGGGCACACCAGAATTTCGAGGCACACATCTCTGGGATAGGCTTTGCTGGGCAAAAGAAAACCTAGAAGGCTATCAGTCAGACTATCGTGTGGTCTATGAAGACAGCATTGATGAATGTGCCAAGATACTTGTTCCAGACCCCAACTGGATGGCAGCGGCTATGCAGGGCGGCATCCTACCGCCTGTGTGGGTGTACTGGGAACTGGCAAAGGATGAAGCGCAGCCAGACTTTAAGAAGCACACCAGAGGCTATCTGTTACACAACACAGAACCTGTTGATGCGATGACAGAAGAAGAAGCAATCGAGTACTTAATTCAAAAAGACATACCACAGTCTGTATGGCAGTCGTGGGATGAGGGCAACCGCCCGAAAATGGTAATCTGCAAGAAAGAACAGTTACCGCAAACAAGAGAATGGCGCAACGCATGGCGCATATCTGATGAACTAGCCGCATAGGAGATACCGATGGCTGTAACAACATATATCGTGGACAAGGACGGTAATCAGATTGATGCCTCAACTGCTACCGTTCCAGCAAACAGAGACTTTAGAGAAGCATGGTCACTGTCAGGCACTGTAATCAGTGAAGACTTGGACAAAGCCAAAGAAATATTCAAGGACAAAATCCGTGAGGTGCGTAGCTCACTGCTTGAGGCAGAAGACGTTGTTTATATGAAGGCCATGGAAGCTGATGACGCATCTGCCAAGACAGCTTCTGTAACAAAGAAGAACGCTCTGCGTGATGCACCAGCCGCATCTGCTATCGGGTCAGCTTCAACCATTGCTGAATTAAAGGCGGCATGGGATACAGACCTGCTTGGCGCAAGCCCATACGCATAATGAAACCTGATGACCTCATCATAGCAACAGGCGGTGTGTCGGCTCCGCTGTGGCTTCCCACTTTGAATATGTGGGTTACGTTAGTGCTTGGCATATTGTCAATTATTTATGTTGGCTGGAAACTTTGGCGTTTATATTGGGATAAATAATATGTTGCAAGCATTGATAGCACCGATAGCTAATATTGCTGGTTCATGGGTTGAGTCTAAAGTTGAAACACAGAAGGCTAAAGCTGCTGTTGCCAAGCGTGTTGCTGCTGGTGAACAAGAATGGAATCTTGAACAGGCAAAGAACTCTTCATCATCGTGGAAAGACGAGTGGCTAACAATTCTTGTAAGTATTCCATTGATACTAGCCTTCACTGGTAATGAAGACATTGTTGAGCGTGGCTTTGCTGCACTTGACACAATGCCAGATTTTTATAAGACTGCGGTTGGCGTGGTGTTTGCTGCGTCATTTGGGGTACAGCAGTTGACTAAGATGTTTAAAAAATGAATCAATCTAAATTTTTAGAACTTGTTGCCAAGCACGAAGGGCTGCGTCTTGAAATGTACCATGACACAGTAGGTGTGCCGACTATTGGGTATGGTCACAATATGATGATGCCTATATCAGCAGAAGCGGCAATGGTTATTCTTCAAGATGATGTTGAGATTGTGTTTAAAGAATTAGATGACCGCATGGATTGGTGGCGTGATTTGCCAGAACAAGCACAAATGGTTATCGCATCTATGGTATTTAACATGGGCTGGCCTAGGTTTTCCCAATTTAAAAAGTTTATCGGGGCGTTGGAAGACCGCATGTGGGATAAAGCTGCACATGAAATGGAAGACTCACTTTGGTTCAATCAAGTAGGGAATCGTGGCAAGGAATTGCGTGACATGATGTTAGAATGTAATGGAAAAGAAAGCTGAAATTGAAGCGGCATACGATACATACGGTAACATTAGAGATGCGGCAAAATCACTAGGCATCTCAAAGAGCGAGTTTCATCGCAGACTTAACGAAGTCAAGAACCAATCATACATTCTGCCAGAGATACCAGAAGATGATTTGCCTGTCGAAGAGATAGTCAAGCATCTTCATGACCGCTTTCAGAAGCGCAAACATTTCAAAGAAGCTACACGCTGGTATAATATTGAGATGAAGTCCGATGATCCCATCGGGCTTTTGTGGTTAGGCGATCCACATATCGATGACAATTACTGCGATTGGGATTCATTACGCTCTCATTTGTCCATAATAGCCTCACACACGCACATCTATGGCTGTTCGGTGGGTGACTACCAGAATAACTGGGTTGGCCGTCTGGGGCGATTGTACGGCGAACAGGATACATCCCACAAAACAGCGTGGAAATTAGTTGAGTGGTTGATAAACGAGATGAATCCGCTTGTTCTCATTGGCGGCAACCATGACATGTGGTCTGGCGCGGGAGACCCGTTGAAATGGATTGCGTCTGGTCACACCATTCGTGAAGATTGGGAGGCTAGAATCTGTCTGCGGTTTCCAAATGGAAGAGAGTGTAGAATACATGCGGCGCACGACATGGCTGGACACAGCCAATGGAATGCGCTTCATGCTCAAAATAAAATGGCTAGGTTCAAGGGTCACGCCGACCTGTACATTAGTGGTCACAGACATAACTGGGGCTTGGCGCAAATCGAGAACGTGGAAAAGAAAGCAACAGCTTGGCTTGCTCGCTGTCGAGGTTACAAATTCCATGACACTTACGCTATGGTCAAAGGATTTGATCAACAAAACTTTGGACAAGCTATTTTTCAAATCATTAATCCCCATTCAACGTCTCCGACAAACTGGACACATTGCTTTGTTGATCCACAGGAAGGGGCTGATTACTTAGACTATCTGCTATCGCTTCGGCGGTAACAGCGGCATAGCCTGCAATATCCACCCAGCTATCTGTATGATGTGGTGCTTCCATAAGTCTAGCTATTTTAACAAGCATCATCATGATGCCTACATCTTCAATTTTAAATTGATGGTCAGTGTAACTTGACCATAAACCAGCGATGCGTTCAAAGTTTTCGCTTGGCTTGCCGTAGTTTTCGCCACGTTCAGCAACTGCTTGACTAGCAAATGCTAATATATCCTCCCTGTTCATACTTCTTTGACCTCAATGAAATGGATGTCACCCAGCACAGCAGTCTTTAGTTGCGCTGGACTTTTAAATTTACGTAATTTGTTTTCGGTAATAAGTTTTGCTTCTGCTGTGTTTTGCGCGGAGAAGCAGAACTCAACGAAATGTTCAACGACAACGCCCACTTTATAGGGCGTTGCGTTATATGGATTTGCCGTTGTTGTGCGATCAGAACGGTATGTCATCATCCATTCCTACATCGCGTGGCACAATAGTGGACGGTGGTTGTTGTGCATCAGTTGGTGCATATATACTAAGGCCAAGATAGTCATTGCCAGCTTCTGATTTGTTTTTGTAGGCAGATATTTTCATGTTGCCAAACGAACCAGAATAGTTAGGCTTGCCTTCTGGAACTTGATCACCATTATCCCATAGCAATCCAAGCTCTACATATACGCCAAGTGTACGCTTGCCGTTGATTTCTTTTTTGAACAACACAACACGCGGATTGTGTGGGTCTTCAATTTTCTTCACCCAATCTTCAATATTAATTGAGCCAGAAAGAATAGGAACACCAAGGCGTTCATCGTTTTCTTGCACAGGAAACGCTGACCCTTTGTTTAGTTTCATTTCATACGCCATATATACACTCCTTAAAATTCAGATGGCTTAGTTGCTGGGGTATTGTGCGGCATAGGTTCTTTCCAAACCTTTGGTTCTGCCGCTTTGTTGCCATCATCATCTTCTGATGGCAGACCAAACGCAGCTTGCAAGCCATAGCGTTTGGCATAAGTAATACCTGATCCCATCTTCTGTGGGTTAGATAGGTCAGGTGATACGATAGGTGTGCGGCTAGTCAAGACCTCACCGCTAACATGCATAACAACAGTCTTCACAAACATGCGACCAGTATCATCCATATCAATTAGCTGTGTAAACGTCAGGCCATGTTGACCTGCTTTGCGGCAAGCAGCAATCACTTCTTCTAACGTAGAATATGTTGAACGAAAGTGTGGGTTCTTGCCGTCTTTGCTAGCCTTTACTTCTTCTGCATGCCATGAAATAAATGCATCAGCAATAGTTTGTTTTTTCTCTGCCATTGTTACCTCCTAGTCAGAGTTGATTGTGATACGACAAGCACCACGCTTGTCACGCTTGATGGTCAATAGATCACAGTAGACCTCACGTTCTGTGTCTTTTACCATTGACCGCAATTCTTTTTTGACGGCCTCATGTTCCTTGGCTGTCTGTGAACTATTCACAAATCTGTGAGCAGCGTCCATAAACTCGTTGTCTTTGCTTGCATCACGCATAACAAGACCATCAATCTTGACGTTTGCCCAATCAACTTTGTTGGCATGATTTTGTACTGGCTCAACGTCAGACTCTACCATTTGCCAGAATTGATACGCTTGTGTACTAACCTCTTTCCAATAATCTTTGTTGAAATCTACTACACAATATTCCCATTGATTGCCAAAGATGACAGAGAATACAGCTTTTTCTAGTTCATGTATGCGCATATACAAATGTACTTGTGGTAGATATGCATCCAACATATCTGACATGCTGCGGTAGCTTGCTGTATGTTTGCACTCGACAATCATAGCTACGCCATTTTTATCGTAAGCTATGCCATCTGCCCTTGCTTGATAGGGAACGCCAGATATTTTTTTGCGTATGATGTCTGGGCTTGGCATTACATCCCAGCTAGTACGCTTGGCAAGCCACTCCATATTGAATGATTCAGTGCGAATACCAAGCTGTACATTGAATTCATCACTCAGATTTTCTGGCTCAGTGCGTCCAGTTTTGACATGCCATAGCGTATTCCAATCGCCACGTACTATTGAATACATATCGGAACCACCGATAAAACCTTTTCTTTCCATGATAGACCTCCATCTATTTTGTGTATATCACACTGCCTCTTGATAAGCAATGCATTTCTGCAACTCGTCACGCAACATAAATCTTGGACGCGATTTCCAACCAATGCCACCATCGTTGATAAACTCTGATAGGCTAGGCCAAAACTTTACATTACGCTCAACATAACCAATCGCATCAAGAACGATGTCGGCTGGGTATTGTTTGAGCTTGTCCGCCAATGCTTGTCGCTTGGCGGACAGAACTTTTGGCGAGAAGTCTTTGGGTATGGTAAGTAGTAAAGTCATGGCAGTGATGCGTTGGTCTAGTTCTGAAATAGGTAAAGGAACCAATGACTTAAGAACCAGCTCGTGTGCTTCATGCAGTTTGTGCAAGGGGCTGTTGCGGTCAATGTGGTATGCTTTGATTTCGTAGTCTTTGCTCAGTTTAACTTCTAACTGAACTAACGAACTCACCCCATCTTCGATCATGCTCGTCACTTGTAGAACCTTTGTGTCTGGACTGACCAGACGAGCTAGTGCTTTTTCTTGCATTGAACTCGATAGCGTTAAGGCACCACTTTGTATAGGCGGCGTCTGTGTTGGCAAGTCTGGCGCCCGTTGAGATATAGTGGTTGACAAATTTAATGACTTCAATGTCATGATTGACCTCTCCATTTTGTTTGAATGCAAGTGCATTTATTTTCTTCATCAATTCTGCAGACGGCAACCAATCTTCGCTTAGTATATAAGTTAATGGTAAGTTAGTGTCTCCGTCTGAGACTACCCTGTCTCTGTGTGAGACTACCTTGTCTCCCTGTGAGACTAGTTGGTAGACTGTTGGTTTGCCAAACTGTGTGCGCTGCCGCACGATAAGATTGGCATCTTCAAGTGACTCTAGCTTACGGCATACAGTTGCTCTGGACATCTGTGTACGATTGGCAAGAGTCGAGATTGAAGGATAGCATTTGCCTGTCTTGTTGTCAGCAAAACTAGCAAGGCAAATCAATAATAATTTTGACAGGTTATCTGGACATGTAGCTTTGATAGCCCAGTTGGTATAGCTATATGTAGGTGGGGTCGTCATCATAGACCTCACCAAAGTCAGACCACTCCTGTTGCCAGTCTGGTTGACAGTCCTGTTTCAATTCTTCTTGATGTTGTTTTTCGCGCAGCTTATCACGCTTGTCTGGAACCACTTGATTTCGTGGCAGTTTCCAGTTTGGATTACGTTGTTTCATATTGACCTCCAATTTAAATATTAGCAACGTTGCTTGACAGAATCAAACACTTTAGGCAGATTATAACCAGCGCAAGATTGACCTCCCTTAGTGCGCATTATGTGCGTTGGCTAGGCTAACCTCCACCTAGCCAGCGCACAAATTTTTCAGCCAATGGATGTGATGCTTCAATGCATATAAAGTTTGGCCCAGTTTTTTGTTTTAATAAATAAATATCTGCTGGTTGTTTTTGATGTGTCTTTGTTAAGAAAGAAAAGCCACGCCCTGTAGCCTGATACTTTGATTCAGCTACCAATCGTCCTTGCTCGGCGTTGATAGAGATATCGGACTTGAAGTCACCTCCCAGCGCGCCAGATAACGGTTGCCGCCTCGCTTCGCAGCCTTTCTCCGTGAACCAGTTGCACCACCATCTTTCGTGGTAGCTGCCTTTGTTGCGGCTAGATGTTCCCATCCGTAATACTCCATACAGTTGTCGCACCAAGTAGAACCACTTGCCATAATAGAAAACCAATGAGTTGTGCTACCACAGTGGTCACACTTGGCTGGGTTTCCCCTCTTGTCTACAAGTTTCTTTGATTTCGATTTGCGCTTCGAGCGCATCCAACCAGCAGACAAACATAAATCCTGACGGAACTCTTTTATATTGTTCCCATTTGTGTATCAAAGATGAAGCACATCCAATGCGATGCGCCAGCTCTTCTTGACTATAGCCACGTTCATTGCGAATAGCTACAAGAGTTGTAACCAAATGTTGCCAGCTATTCGTATTCACTCTGGGCTTTGTGTAGTGTGTAAGTTCTGATCGCATCTTCAACTTTCATTGCTGTTGATAGACGCATCTCTTGACCACCCAGAGAACGATAATATGTTGATGTAGGCACACCAGATAGTTTGAAGAAGTCAAGCAATCTCATCCCAGTTGGTGATGCCTGTTCGTTTAATTGTTCAAGATAAGTTTTCATAAAAAGATAAATACTTCAGTTGCACTAATGCGTCAAGGCCAGCCAGTATTGTGGGCTGGCTGGCCTTGCCGATGCTAGTCTATGACAATGCGTATCTTGTCTTCAAG